GCGCTGCCGGACGCAGGCATCTTGCCCCCGCCGGATCCGCCCTGCGGACCATAAGCACTGCCGGACGCAGGCATCTTCCCGCCACCCGAATTGCCATAGCCGCGCCCGTACATGTTGGGCGGCGCTGCGACGTTTTGATAGGTCTGCGGCTGAAAACCTTGAGTAAAACCTTGCGGCAATTTGCTGGGATCATAAGCAAGTGACGCGCCTTTCATGTGTTCGGCGGTCATGTCTTGTTGAGCGTATGCTGCCTGATCTTGTTGTTTTTGTTGGGCTAAAGCCGCGTTAATGTCATCTTGCGTGGCGTAATTTGGATGATTGTTATTATCACCGCTGTCACCACCGCCTTCTAAATGCTTGCGCTTAATCATTGCTGCGGCCCTTGCGTACCTTGACCAAGTGATGGCTCATTCTCTTCCAACCGGTTCAAAAGTCCGGGCTGGACAATGCTGTTGACAATCGGAATCCCTGCTGGGTTCTTGGCCATGTCTTCAGCCAACCGAACAGCAGCCAAACGCTCGCGGCTTTCGCGGTCGCGCTTGCGGTTTTCCGCGTCAAGCATGGCGTCCATGCCCTTCTGCTGAATTTCCTGCTGCTTCAATTGCAAGTTCATGGCTTCCATCGGATTGACCGGCTTGCCTTGAGCATTCGGCCCGCCCTGCTGCATTTCCTGCATCTTGGCCTGCGCCAACATCTTTTTGGTGTCGGCATCCTGCTGCATGATCTTGATCTTGGCCATCTCAGCCATCGCTTCAGGCGGCGGGGGAGGCGGTCCGGGAGGCGGAGGCGCAAAAAATTGCTGTGGGTTCGACCAGCCAATGGCCTGCAACGCAGCCGTATCAATGGCTTTGGCGTCATAAAGGGTTGGATTGCCCTGTTGCAATTGCTTCAACGCCATGATTTTCATCACCCGTTGACCGTGGCTGGCCGTGTTTGGATCGGCTTGCGGAACCAACTCGCAATCGTCAAGCGCCTGCAAGAACGTCTGCTCATCCCATGCCTTGGCTGGCTTTTTGTTGCGCTGCCAAAAGCTCTGGGGGTTTTCCTTGAACAATTGCACCAGCATCTGAAACTCTTCAGCCTGTGCCGCGTGCATCCGTTTGTGAACAGCGTTCATCACTTTCGCGGCCTGCTCAATCATGGCCAGCGTGGTTCCAACCGGCGCATCGGCCCGACCCTCGCCCACCTGCTGTTCAGCCGTGCCGCCGATCCGCATCCCCGTCTGGGCCATGTTATCGACCAATTGCATCAGCGCCGGTGACGGCGGCTTGTATGGCAATTCTTGGATCACGTCCTTCAGCGGCATCCCGCCGGTCTTGATCAACTGGCCACCGCCCGGAGGAATGCGAAAGATGTTGGTGTTTTGGCGTGCGCCCATATCGGCCATGAGAAAGCCGGGGAAATTGCTGTACATACCGGCGTCTAACAGCTCCCGCCACGCCGCAGTAATTGCATTAGTCGTGTTGCCCAAGATGTGAAGCAAACCAATATCATAGAACCCCATTCCCGGCACAAACGTATATTTAACGAAGTTTTTGCGTGCTTCTGGCAGCTCTTGGTCGTCTTCGTCGTAATTGCGGACAATTGAAAGAATTTCCTTCGTACTGACGTCGATGGTCACACGGTACGGAATTTCAAGGCCGCTTTCCTTGCCTTTGTATTTGTGTTCGAACCCTTTAATGTCCAATTCACAATAGATTTCATAGATTTCACGGTCGCGGTCTTGCGAACGCTGCGAATCATCGGAAATGCCCTGCTGGCTGTTCTTCGCCCGTTGCACCGCATCCAAATCGCGTTCTTTGGCATCGCTCAGGGGTACATCCCTGTACACACCAAGAATTTGCAGCCGCTTGACCGTTGAGGGCTTCATCAACACGCGGTGCGTGATCCGCTTGGCATTGGCCAGATCGGTCGCGCTGTTGTTGACGATCAAGTCATCGGCATCAACCGACTCAATCACAGGCCGGTTGCGAAGCGGGCAATAATACCCCTTTTTAAACGCCGTGCCGCCAAAGCCCAGCATCAACAGCATCCGGTCAGTGTCAGGGTAATATTCGGTCGCAACCGCCGTCAGGAAGTGGTTCAGGTCCGTTTCCAGCGCATCGGCCAGCTCGTTTTCCTGCGGATTTTGGTTGTTGTCGTCGTCGCGGATCTTGACCGGACCGTCAGTCGGCAACAGCTCAGACCGCGCATTGGCCTGAAACCGCAGCACCGATTCCAGCAGCAGCGGATGGCGAACCTTGCTCATGCCATCGACCGGCGCACCGTCCGCAGCACCCGCCAAGGATGGCACTTCAATCTTGAGGCCCAGCAATTTTATGCCTTGCGCCCGATCCTCGACCCATTCCTTGCGGCTTTCAATGTCTTCTTCAACGTCTTTGATCAGCTCAGACGCGATCCGGCTCAATTCAAATTGGTCAATGTCATCAACAAGATTGTCAAACCAGCCGGTCTTGCGCTTGTCGCGGGTCTGGCCCAATGGCCTACCGTCAAGGCTAACCGTGATTGACCCGTCCCCGTGTTCAATCTTGATGATTGCGCCGTCTTGGTCAATTTCCGGCACGTCACCGCCTTCGTCCGCCATCTCGATGACAATATCCATCGGATCCGGCATATCCGGCTGATCCGGTGCAGGCATACGGACATTTGGCACAAGGCCGGGCATCAAAGGCATCGCAATCCCTCACAATTGGCGGCAAACCGCCGGATCGTCACCGAGCCTTAACAGGGTTCGGGAAAATAGAAAAGCCCACCATCAGGCCGGATAGAGCGGGGGTGGAGCGCCGCCGTGATGGTGTTTCATGGCATCCAGCTCCGCCGTCCGCTCAGGCCCACGGGTCAGCATCCCCAGTTCGCGCAGATGACGAAGCGCCTGCGAACAGGTGTCAACCAGATCGTCATGCTTCGCCTTCGGGAACGTCGAAACCTGCCGGATCATCATCTCGGCATAGGCTTTGTCGGGCGCATAAACCATGCCTTCAGCAAACAAATGGCTAACAGAATGCAAGCGGGCGACCTTGTCCAACCGCTTCGGGTTCGATAGCTGGACGGCGAACAGCTCGTGGTTGTACAGCCGCCGCAGCTCCTGATCGACCGAGATACCGGACGCCTTGGCCTCAATCAGCACCTTGTCAACTTTCCATTTCTTGGCCGTCTCGGCAATCCTGATTACCAGCTCGTGGATTGGCAGCTTTTCCTGCCATGCGTCAATCAGCATCACCTTTGGCGACAGCTCGCCGTATGTGCGTTCAACCTGCATCACGCGCCCATCGTGGCCTTGGATCTTCTGGGCTTGAGCGGTCGGATCATGCGCGAAGACGCCCCACACCGACATGGCGCTAAAATCGTTTTCCTCTTTTTCAGTGTAAGCCGTATCGACAGACGCCAAGATGTAATCGAACGGCGGATAGGTGTTGTCGGGCGCTTCCCACAACTGCCACCATTCGCGTTGGATGATACCGCCACCGCGTGGCGCAGGCTCCTGCTGGTACTGACCGGCAAAGCCAAATTCACCCATGACGGCTCGGTCGCGCTTGACGACTTCAAGCGGAAACCGCTTCGGAAACAGCAGCTCATTCGGCTCGGTTCGGGGATCAGTCGCGCCCAGCATGGTCGTCGGCGCTCGGATCGGATCGTACAGCATCGGCAGCATGATGTGGTCGTACCCAAGGTTTTTGTCGAGGATGACGCCGGAAATGTCATCTTCGTGCAGCCGCTGCATGATCACGATGATCGCCGACTTTTTCGGGTTGTTGAGGCGGGACGGGATCGCTTCAAGGAAGGTCTGGACTTCAGCCTGCCGCTGGACTTCGGACGCCGCCGAATCGACACTGTGCGGGTCGTCGATGATCACGCGGTCGCCACGGATACCGGTCAGGCTGGTGATCGCCGTGGCGATGCGGAAACCTTGCGCCCCGTTGACGAAGTTCAGCTTTTCGTTCTGATCCCGCGCCAGTTGCACCCGATCACCCCAATGGTCCTGATACCAATCTGACGTGATTAATTGGCGCATCCTGCGACTGTCACGCGCCGACAGGTTTTCGATCTTATGCGCCGCGCAGACGTACCGCAGATGCGGCATGGCACGCGGCCCCCATTCCCACGCAGGCCAAAAGACGTTCAGGAGGAGCGATTTGGACGTGCCGGGCGGAACATTGACCAAAAGCCGATTGTACCAGCGCCCATCCTCAAGCCGGACGCCGTCCGTGATCGCCTGCAAATGCTCACAGATAAAATCGACATGCCAGTTGTGGTCATACTTCTGCCCCGGCTCGACGAC